GGGTTAATGGCTCTAGGTCGTTTGGGTGCAACTACTCCTCCATTGGGCACAGTAACGCCAGCCGATGACAATCCTAAAATGTCTAATATCTCTGTAGGGGATATTTTGATTGATGGTGTTTCGCAAGCTGGTATCTCATGTATTACAGCTTTTACATTCAATTGGGATAACTCAATGCAGGTTCAACGCTGTTTAGGTAGCGGCATTGATCCTAAAAAGATTCTTGAAATGATTGCAGCAGGGACAGGATCATTTACAGCAGCTTGGTCTCAAAACACCTCTGAGATGTACGCTAAACAATTCACGAATGCCAATATCTCTCTTCGTGTGCCAATTACAGACAGTGAAGGTAATGAATATGAGCTATTCATTCCTAAAGTTGAAATTACGGCAGGATTACCTACAGGTGGTACAGGCGACATCTTAAATACTTCTTTTGACTACACTGTAGTTGATGAAGCTCCAACAATTACCCGTACACCAGCAACGCCTTAATACTGATTTGGCAGCTTAATTGCTGCCTTATTTTTGGAGATATAAATATGGCTCTTGAAGTCAATATTCAAAGAAATAAAGACGTCAGTTTGTGGCGCGAATATAAAGATACCGAAGGTAATGTACTTGCAGAGTTCAAGATCCGCGGTATTGGTTATAAGCCTTACCAAGTAGCGCTTGAACGAGCAAACAACCAAATTTCTTCTAAAGGTTTTGATGTAGCAAAGGCTACAGCAGAAGATAAACTCTTCCATGAATTGGTGTTGGAAGCTGTAGCTTCACATTTAATTGAAGACTGGAAAGGGGTAGTTTTTGTAGAAGAAGGTGCAGACGGGGAGCTAACCAAAACTGAGCCTACTTTCAACGCTGAAAACGCTTTCAAGCTACTTAACATGGGTGACTTGGGTATTTCTCTATGGTCTTTCATTCGTACTGAATCAGAAAAGATCCAAGCTGAAGCAAATCAATATCGGGATGATGTTGTGGGAAAGTCGTCAGCCTCTACGAGTGGGCAAAGTTCGGTTCAGAAGAAGAAGCGAGCGACTACAGCAAAAAGCAAAGCGCAGTCGCAAAAGCTTTAAATCTCAACAACACTAAGGTTTTAACTAAACCTGACTATTCTTATGTAGCTAATGCCATCTTGTCTGCATATAACACAATTGCACGATCTAGACGCTATGAACAAGGTGTTCCTCTGGCGTTAGATATCTCAGCAATTAATGCTTATGTTGAGCAATATGATTTACCGGTTGAGCGATACATCTTTAATGACTGTATCTTTACGCTTGACGATATGTTCTTGGATGAGGCGCATAAGAAGTCTAGTAAAAAATAACAGCCACTAGTAATGGTGGTTTTTTATTGCGCCTTTATTAACCAGTTGTTAAATAGAGGCATTGTTGAAATCACAATGCCTCTAAGCCTCAATTATTTAGAAAGATACCATTCGATTGTATGAACAGGTTGATAATCAACGTGTTCCAAACGAGTGATGCCATATCCAAGTGCTTTACGATTTAAAACGTTAGCATGGGTGACTGATTCTTGAGCTAAAGAAAATAAGCGTCCCGCATAACTACTTTGGATAGCTATTAATGCAGGGGAAATCTCATTTTTGATGAACTTAGCAAGTATTGGAACATACCACATTAAGAACTGAACATTCTTATCGCGCAATACTGTATGAATATGAGGTTCAGTATCCTTGTATTTCTCTGCATTGCTGTACATAGCAATTAAGTGGTGAACATATTCCACAGCCACAGGTATTACATCGTATGGAATTTCATCAATATGCTGAACATTGAAACGCTGATGAACTAATTTATAAGCATCGCTGTAATTCAAATGCTTAGTTTTAGCTACAAGAAGATTTACAGCATTGGTTAAGGGTTCACGTTCTGATTTGTGGGTTTTGGCTAAAATCTCTTTACGGACAAAATAGCAATCCTCAAGTTGCTCAAAAACTTCCCATGCTTGGTCTGTATCCAACATTTTGGCGTGACGAGCAGCCCCTCGTTCTGTCCATAAGATAAGGGAACGAGTTTTATTTGAAATTGCAGGGAAATTTGCAAGTGACTTTAAGTCACCTACAAATTTTTTCAATTCTTCACCAATAATTTTGAAGAAGTGTTTACCTTCTACAAACCGCTCTTTATTTCGAGAATAGTTTTGTTTGATGTTGTCTGTATCGGTTCCATAGAAATCAGCAAGCATTGCTGTAGTAACAACTGGAACAGATTTGAAGTTAACAATTGATATTTTGGTATCGTTGATTTGTGCTATATTAGACATGTCTTAAATCTCCATTGGTTTAGACATAAACCCCTTGCCTGATTTCGACGTCTGCAAGGGGTTTTCTTTTTCATGGCTTTTAGCCTTGATGAAGTCATCTTATTTAATATCTTTTATTGTGTCAATTCTTTTTGTTGTGCTAACACAAAAAATAGTAATTATCTTTTATTGTGCTACAATATTCTAAAATTTAACTTGTGGTGCAGCAATGGAAGTAAAGAATAATGTTGCCTGTTTGCGTGAAAAAGCAGGATTAACGGTTTATGAACTATCAAAGCGATGTGGTTTTGTTAGTGGCAGCAGAGTTTTATCAAACTATGTGACAAGAGCTGAGCAAGGACATTCTGTCAAGGTTGATACAGCCTTACTTATATATAAAGAACTCAAAAAAGCAGGTGTGTGTGAAAATTTTGAGAATGTATTCTGGCTTGACCACACGGACTAGTGGTCAAACTGCCTTTTTAATTTCATGATGACATTATTTTATCCATTTGTTAAATTGTGTGAGATTAATAACAAATGGATTACATTATGAAAAAGGTTTTAATGGCGGGATTTCTTGGATTCGGCTTGGTAGGGTGCTCAACTACCATGCCTATTAACTATATAGCTTCTCCTTCGATCCGCGGGCAAGGAGAGATTGCAGTTGGGCGATTCCAATACACACCTGCTCAACAAGGTTTAGTTAAAAAAAATGAATTTCAAAAGCCATCTGCTGCGATTGGAACAATGTATATGTCTGATAATGCTGATGCACTGTTAAAATCTTCCTTAACAAAAGAATTAATAGCAGCTGGGTTTAACCCAAATGACAATGCGGAAATAACAATAAATGGGGACATAAAGCAATTTCTGTATGACTGGATTGGATTTGTTGAAGTAGATTTCTATTTAGATGTGGAATATACAGTAACTAAAAATGATCAAGTTATTTATAAGAAAATAATTAAGACTCACAAGGCTTCACCTAAGGCAATGGGCGGTACAGACTCCGAAGCTGTTCGTTCGGCAATATCAACTAATATTGGTGAGTTATTGCAAGACTTGAAAACTCAAAAGATTATTTGAGGTGGTGGAGATGAAGAAGGTTGTTTTATTGAGTTTGGTTCTAGGTTTGGGAGGCTGTGCAGCCACAACAGATATGATGAATAATCAATACATGTCTGTAATACCAACATCAACGGATCTCAATGGCTTTTGGACGGGCAATAATGGCCCATACGCTGTGACTTACTCATTCAATAAAGATGGCACTGGTCTAATGTGTTCCAGTTGGAATGGTAAAGATTCTATTGAAAAGCTAAAAGTAAATGGTAATGAAATTATTGTTCAATCAGGGTTAAAGCAAACGATTAAAAGTAAAACTGACTCTAAACTTGAGTTAAAAGTTAACTACTATGGTGGAGGTAGTTACCAGTACAGCCCAGATCAAAACTTACAAAATGCATCGCCATATTGTGAGAAAGCACTGAGAAATTAATTCAAATTAAACAATTAACCCGCGAAAGCGGGTTTTTTATTGCCTAGAGGAAAGTAAGATGGCACAAGAATCCCGTTTGGTCATTGTAATTGATGCTAAAAATGCAGAACGAAATGCGCGCAATCTAGGCAATGAGTTGGATAGCATTGAGCGCAAAGGCGACTTTGCAAGTAAATCAATGGATGCGTTATCTGTTGCGACACGTCAACTTGCTGGATATATGGCTGGATTGGTGACTGTAAGTGCCGCCATTTCTAAGATGGACACTTACACTAGTCTTCAAAACCGTCTCAAATTAGTAACTAACAACCAAGTTGAGTTAAACAAGGCAACAGAAGATACCTTCCGAATTGCTCAAAAAACCTATTCAGCATGGGATTCTGTTCTACAGGTCTACCAGCGTTTTAGTGATAATGCCAAAACTTTAAACCTCACAATGGATGACACAGCACGCTTAACTGAAACAGTATCAAAAGCTGTAGCAATAAGTGGCGCAAGTGCAGAAGCAGCTGATGCAGCTTTAGTTCAATTCGGGCAGGCATTAGCAAGTGGAACATTGCGTGGTGAAGAACTTAACTCTGTAATGGAGCAAACCCCAGCATTAGCAAAAGCAATTGCTCAAGGTATGGGTATAACTGTTGGAGAGTTACGCACAGTAGCAGCGGAAGGAAAAATTACTTCTCAAGAAATTGTAAAAGCACTTAGAAATGTAGAAAAAGATGTAGATGCACTTTTTGCAAAAACCGATATCACTATTGGACAGTCTTTGACGCTGCTCAACAACGAGATTACTAAATTTGTTGGGGAGTCAGGGAAAGGTTCTGGTGCAGCTCAAGTTCTTGCAGGCACTATCCAAACTTTAGCTAGCAACTTAGATGTCTTAACCTCTGCAATGATGGTTGGTGGTGCTTATTGGCTTGGAACCTACATTCCT